GCACCCATCGGCACTGGCGGCGGCCTCCTCCAGATACTGGTTGTTGTTCTGGATTGCCTCTTTGAGGTCGTTCTGCTCAATTTTGGCCTTGTTGATCTGCTGCTTCCACTCCTGGACACTCTTAGCGGCGGCATAATTCGATGCCTCCGCATCCTCCTGCGCCTTTTTCCAATTATTCAGTTCTTTTGTCAGAGCCTGCTGCTCAGGCCGGGTGTACTCAGCGGAGCTCTTCAGCGCCTCCAAAGCGGCACTGCATTCTTCCACCTTTTTCCCAGCCTCAGCAGCCGCATCTGCGTATTTTTTCTGATAATTCTGGGAATTTTCCAGGGCTTTTTGTAGTTCTTGGACCTTAGCCTCCTGTTGAGTGTGCATATCAGCCAAGACCTTGCCCTTTTCCGTCAGGGCCTCCATGGAGTTGGCGTTGCCCCTGAAGGAGCTCTCCACTAGAGCCAGCGAGGACTTCAGTGTCTTCAGCTCCCCGTTGCAGGCGGAAATGGCCTGTTTATATTGGGCTTCACCCTCAATCGCCATTCTGGTAGAAATAGTGCGTATCGCCATCAGTCATCCTCCCTGTTCCTCTTTGGCTGGTGGGCCTGGATGTACAGTTCCCAGAGGTCCCCGGCCTCACCCGGGGTAGACAACAGTGTCTCCCGCCGGGTGAGGCCGCACAGGACCCCGATCCGGATGTAGTGGGACCTGGTCACCTTGTTTTTTTTTGCTCGTTCAGCTCCGACAGGCCCAGATCGACCTCATCGTTCTCCGGCCTGATCTCCCGGCCATAGCCCAGAGTAATGGCCGACACAACCGCCAGCTTCAGCCGGGCCAAATCTGTGGGGACCATGGTGACGGCGATATCTTCCGCACTGCACAGAGGCTCCGGCTCATACCCCATACTCCGGCGGCACAGCTCCCCCTGCTCCGCCAGGATGGCAGCGGCCCCGCAGACGGCCTCAAAGCCGATCCTGGAGTTGGCCTCCATGGTGTCTGTCAGCTCCTGCGCACCGCCAAAGCGCTCCTCGATCTGGAACATGGCCTCCACGGTGAAACAGAGGTGCCGTTCCCGTCCGGCCAGATTAATCTTTACTGCCTTCATGGCTTACCCTGCGGGCTGGTCGCCGCCGGAAGCAGGCATAAACCGGCCCGTCACCCAGGCGATGGCCTCCTCCTCCGTGTCGAAATCCTCCGTGATCCGCCAATCTCCATTGGCGGCGGCGAACACCGTAAAGGTGGTGGAGCTGGTGCCGAAGGTGATGCTGTCGGTCTTGGTACTGGCGGAGTCGTTGCCCAGGGACGCCTTGACGAGGGGATGGAAAACTCCCTTGTACAGCACTTTCCGCTTCCGCATGAGCTTTTTGTAGTACGCCAGACCGCCGGACGGGGGATCATCCTTGGTGTTGTAGTGGACCGTCTTCTCCTCTACGGTGGTCCCGTAGACGACCGACGCTACCGAGTCGATGATATCATCGGTCTCCATGGTCAAAGAGCCGCTGGCGAATTCCTCCACGCTCTCCGCCAGCTCGTCATCGGCGTAGAGCTTGCCGGAGGCCATAGTGATGGACAGGTCTGCCTTCACCAGCCGCCCGATCTTCACCGGCTCTCCATCATAGACCGGGAGCTTACCATCGGGTTCCTCCTTGACCTTGCAGAAATAGGGGTTCTTTGCTCCAAAGCTTGCCATAATTTCTTCCTTTCCCTAGAATCCCATGGATTCCAGCCATTTGTTATACTCGGTCTCTGCCGCCTCGATAGCCTTCTCCCGGCACTGCTCATTGGCCTGCTGGATAAAAGGCCGGGGCGGCTGACCGCGTTTGCCGTACTCGTTGAGAAATGCGATCTCCGCGTTGCTGGTGGGGCGCGGTTCCTTCTTGCCCCGGACGCGTCCACTCTTGAAGCCGATCTCGATCGATCTTCCGTCTTTGGACCGTCTGACACGGCCCTTGGTGATGGAAGCGGCCAATCTTCCGGTGGCATACTTCCCGCGCAGTATCGATTTTGCGGTCTTCTTCTGCGCGTTCACGATCACGTCCGCTGAGGCATGGAGCATCTTATCCATCACATCATTGGGAAGCGCTCCGGCATTCAGAAGTTCATCAAAATCAAACAGCCCATCCACGCTAAATCTCGCCATCCACTTCCACCTCCTCCACGATCTCGCACTCAAACACCAGGTGCTGTCCCTCCTGGTCGCTGGCGTCGACACACCTGGGCCACGTGAACCCCGCCCGGTGGAGGGCCTGCTTGGTCTGCCTCTGCCGTTGGGTGTAGTTCCCGTCCAGCGGGGCGAAAAAGTGGACCGACACCTGCCACACCTCGCACCCCGGCTCATCGTCACCGAAATCATCTCCACGGGAGGACAGGGCAAAGGTGTAATACTGGGGCGGGAGCTGATCTGCGGCGGCGTACAGCAGATTCGCCTCCACCGGGTCCCCGAACGGACCCAGCGCCGCCTTGAGCTTCGCCTCCACGCTCACCGCGCCGCCCCCTTCCGCTGCACCGTGACCTCCAGCCAGCAGTGCCGGTCCTCCACGTCGTCCACGCTGATGACCTCATAGGGCACCGGGTCCCGGCCCTTGTACACCAGCATCGTGGGCTGGATGCGCGGCGAGTAGCGCATGGTCAGCGTTGCCGGTTGCCGCAGTTGCAACTGCATGGCGGAGAAGACCTCCGCACCGTGGGCGTTGACCCACTTGCAGTGGACCGGGACCTCCCGGCCCGCGCCGTCCTGGAAGACGGGCTCCTCCCTCACCCGGGGGTAGCACTCCTCGTCCGTCTCCTTGATGACCTTTCGGAAATACACCAGGGTCCGCAGCTCCCCGGCGTTCGCCTGCTTTGCCATGGCTCATCCCTCCGATGTGTCCAAGTTGGACACATTTTCTGTCAACTTCAACTGATTGAGCATCCTCCGGAAGGCGGAGTTGTCGCCCGACGTCCCGGAAACGGAGACCTCCCGCTTGTCCCAGCTGTCCAGGACCAGGTGGTTGACGCACAGGTCGTACTGGGACCGGCGGTAGGGATCCGTCTGCGGCTCAGATACCCCGGCCTGGGCCATGTAGGCCGCCGCCGCGCCGTCAGTGCGGCCACCTCCGGGTCGTCCGCCAGCTCCGTCAGCTTGCAGTAGGCCAGGAGCGATGCCCGGCGGGCATCACTCAGTGGGGACATTGATCCGCTCCAGATAGGCACCGTCCACCCAGCCGCTGCCTACCTCACAGGTGATGTGCAACCAGATAGAGTCGTCGTGCTTCAGATCCTCCCGCAGCAGGTCCGCCACATCCTCGCCCAGAACCACCGTGCCGCACGGGAGGGTGGTCTTGAGGCGGTATCCTAGCCCGGGCCCTACCCGCAGGCGCACCCCGCCGGGCCAGTTGACACGGTAGTACGCCAATTTCGGCAGCTCCTCGCCGTCTTCCTGGAGCGGATCGTCCTCCTGCCGTGCCAGTTGACACGGTAGTACGCCAGTTTCGGCAGCTCCTCGCCGTCCTCCAGGAGCGGATCGTCCTCCTGTCCCATCTCCTCCGGGAGCACAGGGACTTCCGGCGCTTCCTCCTCCAGTCCCTCCGGGAGCACAGCGTCCTCCTTCAGCTCCGGCACCTGCTCAGGCTCTGCTGCCGTTGTTTTCTTCTTTGTTGCCATAATGAATTCCTCCTTATCCCATGGGCGTGTCAGCGCCAGTGCCTGCGGCGGCGCTGATATACCCGTTGACAAACGCCTCATCATCCCACGTGGTGCAGTCGTCCCGCAGGGTTCCCTTCCAGATGGTCATGTCCTGCTCAAAGGCGTTGAATTCGCCCACCACAGCGGAGTCGGACACCTTCACCGAGAACTGCCGCCTATCCCAGTAGGCCACGCCGCTCTTCAGGTCCCCCAGGATCATGGGGATCTTGCCGTCCTGGCTGGGGATGGTGTCGTTGTCGTAGGTCTTCACCGGCAGGACGTAAGGCCCCATGCACAGGCGCAGCTGCTGAGGCTCCGCCGGGTTGGGGGTCAGCAGGTACCGCCCGTTGGCGTCCTTCAGGGTCCCCAGCCAGAGCAGGCCGTCGTCGTTGGTGATGAGCTTGCTGGTAGACCGGAAGGCGCTGCCCAGGCCCACCCACGCCTTGAGGATGCCGTCCAGGTCCTTCAGGTCCTGGGCCGTCTTGGCGGCCACAACCGCCAAGATTTCCTTGTTGGCGGTGACCCGGGCCTCATCTGCCAGCCACTGCTGGGCTACGGCGGTGATGTTGTTGTCGCTGTCCTCCAAGAGCTCATTGGTGACCGGCAGGTACCCGCCCCGCTTCTCCACTTCGTAGTTCAGGACCGCAAACTGAGGCGAGGCGGCCTTGCCCAGCTTGGCCGCCTCGGCCACAGTGGCAAAGCCCTGGTGCTGACTGCGCTTTTTGAAGGTCCGGCGTCCGCTCTTGGTGGTAACAGGGATGACCTGGACCTCATCCAGCAGGCTCTCCCGGGCCTCCCGGAGCTCGATGATCTTCGTCACGATGTCCGAGGGCACGGTATAGCCGCCGTCGGCGTCCACGCCCTCCTGCATCATGTCCCCGGCGGCTTTCTGCCTGGGGAAGCCCTCCCGGGCCGCTTGGGCGAATGCCTTTACCGCTTTCTGGTAGCCGTCCTGACCGTCGCCCTCCTGCTGGATGCGGATGCCCTTCTTGGCCTCCTCGCCGTCCTCAGAGCCGTTGTAGCGCTCCTCTTCCGCGATCAGGGCCTTGACCTTCTCGATCTCCCCGGCGAGGCTCTTGGCCTCGTTGGTCAGGGCCTCCGCCCTGTCCAGCTCCCCGGCCTCTACGGCCTTCTGGGCCTCCTGGACCTTCCCCTTGTGCTGTCCCAGCAGGTCATACAGTTTCTGCTTCAGATTCATTTGTTCGGTACCTCCTCAACAAATTTGATTTTCTCCAGCTCAATCAGAGCGGACAATCTCTTCTTCCGGTCCTCACCGCCGGATGTGTCCAAGTTGGACACATTTTTCGGGGGCTCCTTGTCCCCTCCGTAGCTCTTGACCACCCCGGCCTCCCGCTGGGCGGGTACGGCCACGAAGCTGACCTCATAGGCATCCGCCGGGTCCCCCAGCTCCACCGTACAGAGAGTGCCGCCGTAGGCTTTGCCGGGGCGGTGCTCACAGTAGCCGTGGGCCTTGTCTGTGCCGCAGATGGAGCAGGTGGCCGTCTTCACCGCCACCCCCACGCTCACCTCCCGGAGGATGCCCGCCTCGATGGCGTCAATGGTGGGTGCTGCGGCGTCGTTTCGCAGCATGTAGCAGCTGAGGATCAGGCGGCTGACGCCGCTCTCCTTCTCCACCGCCGCCGCATACACCCGAGCCATTTGGCCGCTGCTGGACCAGCGGTGGTCGCTGAGGACCGTCCGGCCCACGAAGAGCTTCGACAGGGCCTCCAGGGCGGCGTCAGAGAAGCGCTCGAAATCCCGGTCCACCTGGTTGTCGCAGGCCGCGATCCGGAAGAGGAACACCTCCTCCGCTTTCAGCTCCCGGATGGACTGGGCGTTGATGAGCCCCATGTCCACCGCTGTTGGCGCGCTCTTGAGCACCACCGCGCCTTTTGTGATGTTTTCCACTTACTCGTTCGCTCCTTTCTGTCCCCCGGCGTTCCGCGCCCGGCTGAGCTCCCGGAAGTCCTCCAGGGGGATGTAGTTGAGACTGCTGTAGCGGGTGTCGCCCCCGGGCACCGGCGGCATATCCTCCAGAGCTAAAATGTCGTTGACCGACAGCGCCCCGATCTCCCGCATGGTCCGGTACCAGGTCCCCCGGCTGTTGGTGTCGCCCCGGAGGAGGGCCATCATGTTGTGGCGCACCTCCAGGCCCCGCCGCCGGTCGCTGAGAGTCAGGAGTTTGTCCGTCTCCTCAAACTCCATTTGCGTGACAATGGGCTGGATGGTGTTCACGCAGAATTCGATGCTGTTCTGCTCGTTGCTGGAATAGCTCTGCTTTCCCTCCCCCAGCTTGTAGAGGGGCACCCCGAAAAACCGGGAGATGTCGGCGATGGTCACCGCCTTGTTCTCCACGAACTGGGCGTCCGAATTGCTCATGGCGATGGGCTGGTACTCCATGCCCAGGTCCAGCACCGCCGTCCGAAAGCCGTTCCCCGGCCCGGCGTGGATCTTGTCCCACTCCCGGCGGATCGCGTCCTTCATGCCGATCTCGGTGCCGTCCGGGAGCTTCACACGCCCGCTCAGGTCCGTGGCGGCCTTCAGTACGCCGGAGGGCCTGCCGCCGTTCTCGTAAAGGGCCTGCTCGTACCGCTGGGCGGCGGAGGCGGTCTCCAGGGTCTCCCGTGCCCGGTGGAGAACGGAGACGCCTGTCACCCCGTCCGGGGAGTAGGCTTTGAAATGCAGGATGTCCGCCGGGCTCAGCCGGTACATACGCCCGCTCTTGGGTTCCGTGGCCAAGTACCAGAGCCGTCCGGTGCCCGGCTCGATCACCGGCTCACAGGTGCCGTGGGGCAGGGGGATGAGCTCCACCGGCTCCCCGTAGCCGTTCCGGTAAATCCAGGCGCAGGCGTTGCCCCGCAGGAGGCGCTGACACTCCATGAGGCGGAAGAAGACAAAGGGGCTCATGGCTTCGTTGGTCCGCTCCCAGAGCACCCGGCCCAGGGGGTGGTCCCCCAGACGCTGCTTGGTGGAGCTCTGCATCACGAATACCGGCAGCATCCCAATGGCGTTGGAGATGATCTCCACGCAGGCGCTGACGGCGCTCAGCTTCATGGCGGCGTCCGCCGTCAGCTCCCGCCGGGTGCCCGCCGGGAACCAGCCTCTGGAGCTCTCCAGGCTCAGGGAGGCCGACTTCCGCCGCCCGAGGGCCGCAAGGCCCTTGCTGACGCTCACCTCTCCCCACCGCCTCCCAGACTGCTGAGCACCGCACCGGCGATGGCCAGCACGCCTCCGGCAATGAGCCCCGCCGGGAGACAGATCATCCCGGCCCCCACCGCCACGGCCACCGCGCCGCCCAGCAGAACCAGGTCTGTGCAGTACCGGGCCAAGCCGCGAATCAGATTTTTCATGGCCGCTCCTTTCCGTGTCCAAGTTGGACACAATTTATGTCCCCTCCGGCGCTGTGCCGGAAGAAAAATCAAAATGAGAAATTACCCTCGCGGAGCTTGTCCGCCACATCCGGCTTTTTACTCACCACCAGCACTCTCGCCAGGGCGTTCATCACCGCCGCCAGCGGGTCAATACGCTGGGAGTCGTCTTTGTGCTTCTTGTTGAGCTTCACGTCGCCGTAGTTGTTCTGGACCTCGATGGCGTTGCCCAGGCACCAGAGCAGCAGCGGATTCTCCTCCAGCACGATCCTCCCCTGGAGCAGCAGCTCCCGGAATCCCTTCACCGCCTGGTTCTGCCCCGCGCAGGTCTGGGAGATCTCCACGCAGAAGTCCGGATTGTTGCGCTCCTCGCACATCCGAATGGCCAGGTCCGTGGCGTTGTGGCCGTCGTAATCCACCTCGTCCACCTTCCAGCCGTGCTCCCGCTCCCCGGCGCTGATCCAGTTGTAGACATAGCCGTTGTCCGTCACGTCACCGGGCGTCAGGGTGCAGTGCCCGCCCTGGGCCCACGCCTTGTAGGGCACCCGGTCCGTCTGCTCGTGGCGCAGGGCCCCGTTCTCCGGCAGGAACCCGTGGGCCTTGATGCCGATCCGCCCGTCCGGCAGAGGGAACACCGCCCCCGCGCCGGAGAGGTCAATCCGCTTGCCCAGGTCAAAGCCGCAGTGGCAGTGGAGGCCGTCCGTCAGGGCGGCGAATGCCTCCCGGGGCACCTGGGCCTTCCGGGCAAGCTCCATGAGCCGGGCGTCCAGGTAGCTGTTGACGCTCTCCGCCTGCCATTGGCACATCCGGCGGGTCAGGAACTTGCTCAGCTTCGCCGGGTCCTTGGAGCCGTAGGCGGCGGTGTACTCGCTCTCGATCTCCCCCAGCAGCACGGCGCTGTACTCGTTGGGATAGCGCAGCACCGGGTTTGCCAGCAGCCATGTCCGCTTATCGTGGGGGTTGGCCTCCAAAGGCAGCTCCCGGATCATCACAAAATACCGCTCATCCGCCGTCTCGCCCCGCAGCACCTGTTTTGCGTACTGCTCCTCCCGGAAGCAGGGCTTGGATTCCGCCCCGTCCCCGGCGGTGGTGATCACATCCAGCAGGGACTGGGCCCGCTTGCCAAAGGAGTCCTTGCCCAGGTCGTAAATCTCCGAATTCAGGTGGGCGTGGTACTCGTCCACCTCGAAGTAGCTGGGCGCGCCGGAGTCCTTATTCTTGGTGTCCTTGCTCAGCGCCCGCATGAACCCGCCCCGGGTCCGGTGGACCACCGGATTGGACCGGGGGATCACCAGGCGCTTGGCGATGTTGGGCGAGGCATTGGCAATCTTCTTCGCGTCCCCGAACACCCGCATGGCCTGCCCCCGGTCCACCGCCGCGCACTCCACCTCCGGCTCCAGCTCGAACTTGGCC